TTAGAGAAGCTGTCGCTTCAGCAGAGGGCGTTTGCGTCGGTTCCTTATTTGGGACGCGGATCGTGCGACCCTGTGCTTGAGTCGCAGCTTAAACAGGGCGATATGGTTGCGAACAAGAAGAGTGTTTCCACCGTTTCGGAGCAGTCCTATATGAACAACCAGATGTATCCTCTCATTGATAGCATTAAGGAAAAGATTACTAACCCCAAGTATTTGGTCCAGGAGGCCGCGCTTGATGGCTGGACACGCGGTGGATCCAATTCGCGCAAGAGCGAGCCCACCCATCTACCCAATAACGACGAATAATCGAATTATGTTTATAAATTAATTGTTTTTATAATCATATCTTAGAGGTTTACTGGCCACATTCGGTTTAACAAGTTTACAATAAAGGTTTACCGGCCACATTTCCTTTGTGGTTCAAATGTTTAAACAAATATCTTCAACAAACATAAAGAAAAAGGTATTGTATATTTAGCAATGACTGATATTAATTACGACATTTCGTCACCCACCTTGTATTATGAGGACGAGTTTGAATACCGCGCGGCAATTCGTAAATTGTTTATGATGAAAGAATTTGTGTCGGAAGACCCCGATTTAGACGAAATCTCGCGCGATGAGATGAATTTTGATACAGAAGCAATGAATAAGGGGCACCCCCAATTGTATGCATTGTTGAAAGACAACCTGCTGTTTTACGACCTGTTTATTAAGGCGGCGTCATTTATGATTTCGGAAGACCCCGAGGTGGGATTCTGTATTTTGCTTTCGTATGACTATTTGAAATCGTTTTATCCAATTATGGTGAAACATAGTACGGTGGATATAGAGGACATCGACTATAAGATATTGTATGCAATTTTGTATAGATGAAAAAATAAAATATGCTCTGTATATAGATCTGATAATGACGGATACGCGAAAAAAATCACAAAAAGGCGATTATGAATTGGAACAACACGGCAATACGCAGTATTCGGGATATTTGGAAAGCCGCGATTATAGTACACCAGCGGCAACCTATTTTGCCGGGAACGGATTGTTGTCTGGTCGCGTGGCGAGCGTCGGACTCGCAAACAATGCGTGCGACATTGAGAGTATGCTACGTGGAATTGGTACCTGTAATATGGTGAGTCATCAGACTGCACCAACACCTGATATTCGTATATTTAAATCTCTTAACCTATTTAAAAGTGAAGACACTCTTATGCCGGATCCGCTGATTGTTGCAAAGGGACAACGCCCACAGTTTCGATAAGAAACCACACTTGCAGTTTCGATAAGAAACCACACTTGCAGTTTCGATAAGAAACCACACTTGCAGTTTCGATAAGAAACCACACTTATAAGAAACAAAATTGAATAATGGCGTCACCATTTTATTAAATTCATTTACAAAACAAATAAATTTAATAATAAGATTATAAACAACAACATAGTATTATAAGCGATGAACACGCTTGCCGAAAGTTATCGGGAAGAAGCAAAACAATACATAAAACCGCCAGGAGGCGTCATTGATTATTTGCCGTATTTTAGGAAATCCAGATACAAAAACGCGGCCAAACTGTTTGAAAAGGCGGCTGCCGAATATACCGCGTGCGATGCAACGGCTTTTGCTGCCGAGTGCTATTTCGCGTCAGGATATAATTTTATGCTGGCGGACGTGTTAGACAAAGCCGTCCAGTGCTACATTTTAGCCGCCAAAATGTATAAACAGTCGGACTATAGTAAATCGGTTACGGCGTATCTACATGTCGTGGACATCTATGAAAAACAACGGAGGCCCGAAATGTGCATAAAATACTGCGACATGGTGGCGGGGATTTATAATAAAGAGGGAAAATGCAAAGAGGCAATACGATTTTATGAACAGTGTATTCAAATTGCGGGGAAAGAAGGATATAGCCCGGTCAATTTTCAAGAGAAAATCGCCGTCATTCAGACGACACATTTTGAATATTATGCGACCGCCATCACGACATATGACTCGATTATCCAAAACTCGATGGGTGAGCCGATTGTTCACCCATTTATGATGATTGCGATTATGCTGCGCATTTTGGTGAACGAGGAAGTAGATAGCATTGATAAATATATTGATAAGTGTTTAGGCGTGAATGGGTTTATGAATACGGACTATTATATGTTTATCAAAGAAATGATGATGATTCTAGATAGCAATGAGGGTGATCTGAATGAGTGCTATACATTTTATAGGGAGCGGGAAAAAGGGTTTAGTAATGTGGTAGTTGAATTCTTGGTTTCAAAAATAATTAAGAGCTTGTAAAAATTGTGTGTGATTTTGTAGATATAATATATAAATGGATGATTCTAAATCGATAAAATCAAATATAAATGGTGAAATGAAACTGTTTGAGAAATTTGTTGATGAAACTGTTTTTTCAGATGATGAAAATTCAGATAATTCAGATTATGAAAATTCAGATGATTCAGATGATTCAATAAACTTGTCTGAAATAAATGTTGAGGTTCAAGAAAATTCAACTTTATACGACAAATTAAACCAACAAATACGGAAATATATATGTGAAGTGATTGAAATAAATGGGAATTGTATAATACAATTTAAAAGACATTTTCGTGAAAATATAGATGATTTAAAGCCGCTTTTACCTTTCTTAATTTATAAAAAATATGATAGTAAAAAAATCGTGTTTATACACAATCCACGTGTAAAAAGTTTTAATACATTTTTTGTTTTATGTGGAAATCCAAAATCTAATTTTGAAGATTATAAAGTGAATGATAGACAACTATTATTTCCTAGTATAACACATCAATTTATTAAAGACAAAATCTTATCAAAAACGTCTGAAGAATTTAAAAACAAAGAAAAACTCGATGAAATTAACTACGAACCTAGCAACGCACTCGCGTTTTTACAAAAATCTAAATCATCGACTTCTTTTAATATAGGATCATTTTTCACAAAATCTTTTCCGACTACAACCACATCCACATCCACAAGAACAGGCATAATAAATCCAGGAAATAATTGTTATTTAAACGCGTTATTGCAAATGTTGTACGATATTACTTCTTTTAGAGAAAACATTTTAGCGAATAATACACAGTCAAACTTTATTACAACCAATGCTGAATTGCTTGACCGTTATTACACATTAAAAATGTATAATTCAATGTTTATTTTAAGCAATATAATAGACAATAAAGAATTCGATGAATTTGTAGAAAAAAATAAAAATATATCACCAGAAAAATTAACAGAATTATATTACGAAAAATTCATAAACACAGCAAAAAATAGACAGGCGGAAGAAAAATTAAAAGACGATAAAATAGAATTTTTACAAAATTTATATGGTAATTCTTCTGGTAGTTCTTCTATTATAAATAAAGATTATGAACAAACTTTTAATGACGATATTGATTTAAATGAAGCATTAATACGGCAGTTAATTCAAGATATCAACCGAGATCCGCAAGGCAAAAAGGATTTACTTATACATTTATTGAAACGTTTTTTTGAAAATATAGAAGGTACAAAAACTAATTTATCTTTTGAGCCATTATTAATACCATTATTACTATTTGGTAATATTGAACAGCAGGACACGGCAGAAGCATTTCAAGCAATCGTGGCTATATTGGACATTAATGGTGAATCTTTTTTTGGAAATATAGAACATTCATTTACTTCGACAAAATATTTTACAGATAGCGACGAAGATTTTAACAATATAAAAGCCAGTCTACCTGATAGTAGGAGACTTTCTGAAAAAACTGACGCAAATCAAAAAGTGTTTAATTTAAACTTAGATGAAGATAGTGATACCAGTATTCAAGCACTTATAGATATTCAAGAAAATCCTAAAATAAATTATGGTCAGTTTGTAAATTCAAATATTGGTCTTAATGCAGAAGATACTGAAAGATATAATGCTATTATGAATGAGAATTTTTTAAAACTGCAAAACAATAACAATGATTTTTTTAATTCTTTTACAAGGGATACCGCAACCGATTTTAAAGATTATATAATTTTTTATCTTGTGAGAGAAAGTTTTGAACATGACGTGATTGATACGCGTGTTTTAATCGAAGAAATAACTATAGAGGGTCAAATATATGAGCCAGTTGGGCTAATTGTTAGAAATGGAAATAATTTTGCAGGGCATTTTTACTATATTGATATTATGAATAAAAAAAAATATAACGATTCATTTGTTAGTATTTGTGGAAATGAATGTTTAAATGAGGAGGTATTAACTAGTTGGCGAATGGCTTTGTATAGAAAAAAAGGTTTATCTGGCGGTAGAAAAATAAATAAAACCTTATCTTACGGCAGTAAAAGAAAGACATTTCGTGTTTCTCGGCGCAAACGAATCAAATCTTTATAAAATCATGAGTCCCGGGTTTCCGTCGTGTTCGGAAAACCAAAACGCCATTTGCCCCGTATCCATAAGTGTGAATCCAATACAGTATTGTATTCCCACCCGATTGAAATGAAACGAGTTTGACCACTCAAACGGCACGTAATCTTTTTTCCCCAGTTTCACCAGCATATGGTAGTAGGCCAGCGTTTTTGCCCCGTGGATGTGTTCGCAATAATGAACCACACAGACATAGCAGTCGAGTGCGGCGCACCAAATCGGAGGCGTTGAACCGCGTATGCGCTGGGTTTGCATGTGCTCTACGGGCACGCTTTTCACGATTTTGAGCGCGCCGTTCTCTATTTGGCCGATTTCAAAGGGCGCCCAGCGATATATGAATTGTTCCAAGCTCGCGACCAAGCCGACGTTTGTAGAGCCTTTACCTGCGTTTTTAAAGCCGACGACTTGGCTTTTATCGGTATTCATGCTTTTACCAAGCGGTATCCAATTTTTCTCGCACCACGTATCCGTCGGCGGATCAATAATCTGTCCCGTCTCAAACATCGCCATATCCGCGCTATAATCACCCACCATTATCCGTATGCGTTGGGATATCGCGTGGCTCTTATTTGTCGCAACATATCGCAGCTTATCCCCCGCAGTGTAAAGTCGGACGTCTTCCAGTCCCATCACCGAGTTGTCGTAGGTCGGCAATCCTATCATCCCTTCCCACACATTCTCCGGCGGGCGGTCTTCGTCAAACGATTTCAAATCCGCCGTCAAAAAACACCGCACGTTCTGGGTTATCAAATGACCGTCTGGATGGCTGATGTGGTAGCGCCCGCATTCATCGAGACGGTAATTCACGTATCGGACGTTCAAAATGTCGTCGTCGCCAAAATGGGCATATCCGCACGACGAGGGATACATGTCGCGTATTTTAGGAAGAGGATATCGGATAGTGGGTGCTTTAAACTCGTCGGCCAGACAGCGCGAAAACAGATACGACGGCACACGCACAATGCTGTCGTCGTGGTCGGCCTTATACCAAGACACGTCCCAATTAGTATTAACCTCGAGCCACGTCCAAAAATTGACCTCCCACGTTATGCGGCGATACCGCTCCATAAACATCGCAAAATGCTCCAAATAGAGGTCAAATAGCTCGTTGAACGCCACGCCATCACCAAGCATGAACCCACCGCAAAACCGCCAGTTGATGATGTCCACGATGTTTTCTACGCCCTGGCCTTTTTCCCAGCACCCGGGGATGGTGATGAACCCAGGAAGCCACCGACATGTGGTTAAGAACTGCATATAATTTGAGGTGGCGACCTTGTTGTTGAAGATGTGAGGCAGATTGAAATCGATCCAGGCAAAATGCTGCGTTCCAAAGGGGTTCTCATTGACGGCATTTACGACAAACTCAATTTTCATATTCATCAGGCAAATAAAGAGGAAGGTGTCCTTGACGTCGTTCCTCGACGCGGGCAGATGCGCCTTGTATTTAGAACAAACATTGAATGTCCAGGATTGGTCGTAATTCACGTTTCTGAGCGCGATGTTCTTGTATTTGGCCCAGGTGGAGGCGAATGCTTCGCGGATTTCGTCGTCGACGTAGAGAACGACAGGCACACCAGTTTCGGCAATATTTAGAAAATTATTCATGCGCCATTGGTGCGTTTTGTGGGGCTCTTTACAATTGATATTTACGAAACAAGAGACGTAGGTTAAAGTTGGGTGTTTGGATGGAAAAAGACTTGTAATCGCGGATGTTTTATTCATTGGATAGTTAAGAGGCTGGTTTCTAAATAATTTTACGGGTATTTGTAAAATTATTTGTGGAATAAATTCGCGCGTAAATATATAATGCCGAAGACTGAGAAAAAGAGAGCGAAAAAAAATGTATCTAGAAAAGGGGGTATGCTTGTAAGCCAAGCGTCTAGATTTCGTATTCCTGTAAAGCGAAATATTCTAGGAACGCGTAATAATCTAAGCACTGGGTTTAATGTATTATATCCATTGTCGTTATTGTATAACAAACATAAGGTTCCGGAAGATTTTTCTTTGCCTTCCGATGTGAATGCCGATATTTCGTCTGAATTGAATAAGTATCCTGATTTAAAAAATATTGTCGATGAAGAAAAACTAAAAGAATTTTTCAGAAAAATGTTTTACAATATCTCACATGGAAAGCAAAATGGTGGAAGTCGTTCCATCGCCTTGTCTGAAAATCGCGTTGCGCTAAAAGAAGAACCTTCTTTTCCTTGGAAAGCCTATATTGCGTTTTTTATAGGAATAATTGCACTTTGTTTTTCATTTTATCAAGCATATCTATTAAATCCCAGAAGGCATTTAAATGAATTTTTGGAGGACGACCCGAACGCAAATGTATATATAAAAGTATTTGAAGGATTAGAGGAATATGAACCGGTTGATTTTTATGGAATACCATACCCAAATGTGATGTCTATTGTTAAATCAGCAAGTATTTTTGCATTATCAGTTGCGTTGGAAATCGCAAAAAATGATTATAAATCCACATTAACACGAATTGTTGGCGGAGAACAAACTAGTATTCCTAAAAAAGTTTTTCAATATATAAAAATTGGTTATTTTTTTATTAAGAGAAATCTTGCTGGGAAAGTTGTAGAATATTCAAACAGAAAAATTGCTAGGTCTGTTGGCGAAATACAAGATACAATTGGAATATATGCGGGTAAAGTTGATGATGATATTAGAATAGGACTCATGCTTGCTAGTGTTGGGGTAACTCTTATTACTGCGTCAACACCCTTTGTTTATCGTCATTTAAAACTGTTATATAACAACAGGAAACAAGCCCTTCCAATTGCGGATGTAATTCCTGGTGCGGTTGCTGTTGCTGCAATATCAGATCAACTTCCACAAGGAAATGTTTTAATTAAAAAAAGAGACTTATCAAGATTTAAACCAAGAAAATGAATAAATTAAATTGTATTACATTTTAAATAAAACGTAATACTTAGAACTCTACAATAAATCTTTTATCAGTCAGACGACTCATTCTTTTATGCACTACACATCTCGCATTCCGCCTTCTGCGGCTCAATTGTGAATTGCTGCGCCCTATGTTTCGCACGTCGTCTCAAATAGTATATTCCCGTCTTCAATCCTTTCGACCACCCATAGAAATGCATCGACGTAAGCGCACTATAATTCGGGTCTTCCATCCACAAATTCAGACTTTGGCTCTGACATATAAAA